AATCACTGCATTATTGTAGTTAATTTTGGAGATAACGAATTGTTTGATTGTTCCATTTTTTTAAAATTGGTTAAACAAATGAAAGATATACATATTGAATGTATTTATGATGATGAAATCATGTGTAAATTAATATATGCGTCACAATATTATTTGACAACCGTTGATAAAGACAAAGTGATTAAATACAACAAGTTCAAAAGAGAGCGTAGTTTGTCTGATAATGAAAAAATTGTTTTAGAACATCTCGGGAAAATGGCGAAGAAATGATTTGGTTGGATATTTATTTTAATTCAAAAAGGACATAAATATTTATTTTATATAAATGTATTATTATGGACTTGAACATAAATACATGGAATATTAGCTTTACACAAAATAACATTGATAATTATGATATTCATAGTTTGGTTGATTACTATTTTATGCCAAGACATGATGATATGACATATTTACTCAAACCAGATTTAGAGAAATATAGTTTTATTGAAAAAATTGTATACGATATTGCGATGTTTCATTTTAAAAGACTCAGTATTGAATATAACAAAGATGATCATGTTATTGAATTTTGGTTTAAATATAAATTTACCTCCACATGTCATGTTGATACAGATGAATATGAACGCGAATTTAATAGTGATTTTAAATATGAAGAAAATGAACCAATATTAACAAGTATTACATATTTTTCAGAGTCTAATATTCCAACTATTATTACAGATATTACTTCTGATGATTATAAGAACGACAATTATTCTGAAAAAAACAAAATATTTTTATCATTTCCAAAATATTTAAAACAAATTACTTTTAACGGCGGAAAGTATCACCATGGTTCATGTAAAATATTTGAGAATGAAACATCAACTGAACGAAAAATTTTGAGTATCATTCTTTGGAATAAAAAAAAAGTTAAAGTTCCTTATTTTGATAATCATATCTTCCAATATACGAATTATACAAAACATAAAAAACAAATGATTGATGCCAACATTGATAATCATAGTCATTTATTAAAGATTACAAAAATGGAAAAAAATGGACGATTTATTATTGATAATGATAATAATGAAAATAACCAAAATACTCTTATTCACAAATCATTATTTAAAGAATTTATAACCATTGATAATGGAAAACACGGCGACTTGTTTTATCGTTTTTCAAATATCCTTAGCGAAAATAATTTTGAAAATTATGAACTAATTGAATTATCGAATAAGATACCTTTGGAGAATGATATGGAAATAATAGAAAAAAATGTGGAAAAAAAAGTGAAATTTATGGAGGAAAAAACCGAGGAAAAAAAGGAAGAAATAAAGCAAGAAATAAAGGAAGAAATAAAGGAAGAAAAAAATATTATAAAAAAAGAGATTTTTACAAAACAAAGAATCATTGAAAAATCATTTTTTGATAGTATAACTTGTCATTGGATTATAAATAGCACTGAAAAATATATAATGAAAAAGAATAAAGGAAAATCATTGTCAAAAATAATTATTGATTCTTTAAAAAATATTCAATCTTTTGTTGTTTTTTCACTCGAAAATTTCTTTAAAACAAAAATTGTTCACTTTTATCATTTGAATAATGATCAAGAAAAATTTATGATTAAAAATATACATGTGTTAAAATTAGATAATAACAATACAAAAATAAATGAAGATATGTTTGATTTAAATATTAAAATAGTATTGAGTAATCATTTAACTGTCAATTTTAACGATGGAACAACATTGAATTTAAATAAGGGTGATTTCATTACACATCATTTAAATTCAGTCCAGAGTTTCATTTGTTCTCATAATATGCCGTGTTACATATTAGTTGCTGATATTGTTTCTTTATAAATATTTCTAGTAAACATAATATAAAAACATTTTTTATATTATATTTACTATATAATTATATTATTTCATGTCGTTAAATTGTGATGTTCATATAAAAGAGGTTGGGACTACCAATATATTTGTCATTGATGATGCTTTTGATAGCGAATTGTGTGATAAATTAATGAAATATATAGATTCGGTGAAATTGAAAAAACTTTCATTTTCCCACGATAATAATGTAGAGTGTTATAGTGTTGAACACATTGAAGAAAATGAAACGCACGGATTTGTTATAGAGAAAATAAAAGAATTATTCAAAACAGTGAATCAAAAAAATGACAAGATCAAAATAAAAGGGCAAACTTTGTTTGAATTGAGAAAAGTATACGGTGAAACTAGAATACATCAAGATGGAGTTTTTAATGGAGATATTCTTCAAACTGAAAATAATGGAAAGGTGAAACCAATACGTTCTTTGACGATTGTTGTTTCTTTGAATGATGATTTTAATGGCGGTGTTTATACATTTCCAAATCAAAATATTACGATCAAACCAAAAAAAGGGACGGCTATTTTATTTCCTCCATATTATACTCATCCACATGGTGTCTCTGCGATTGAACCCGGAAAATTTAGGTATATATGTAGTTCATGGGCATTGGATGATTTTATGATTCATGAAAGTGATAAAGGTGTTTCTTGTGATGATGACATATGTGATGATGATTCTCTGTGTAACGACGAAAAAGAACCATGGTCTTATAAGAATTTTTTTATTTCTCCACGATAATAAATAAAATAAGAATTTTAAAATATTTTTATAATTACTAATTATAATAATAATGTCAAAGTATAAAGTAACAAATCCTAGTAATAGTCGGGCGAGTACTTTAAATAATTTACTTCTTCCTGGTAGCACACAAGTTATTGGTTATAAACAAAATAATACACCTCTGGCTTTATCGCCAATTCAAAGTCAAATTCAGACTTCTACTACGCCTGTATCACAATTAGAAATTAGTAGTAATCGTTATAAAGTAACTGGAACTGATTTAGGTGCGTTATATTGTTCTTATTATAGTCAGTATAACACTCCTAATATTATCGATGTTACACAATATTCATCGTGTTCACTTATTATTTGTGGTGGGGGCGGTGGAGGTGGAGGTGGTGGAGGTGGTGGTCACCCTACTACTTCGAATAAAACAGGTGGCGATGGTGGTGCTGGAGGACGTGGAGGGATTACTATTATTAATAGCGTTCCACTTTCAAGTGTGAATACAATTCAACTTCAAGTTGGACCTGGAGGGAGTGCCGGTTCCGGTGGCAGTGGAAAAAGCCCTGGTCAACGAACTCCAGGAGGTGATGGAAATGCTGGAGGAACTGGAACACCCACTAGTATAACTCTAGTCGGACCGAATATTAACTATTTTGCGAATGGTGGAATTGGTGGAGGAGGAGCACAGGGAGGATCCGGAAATCAAACAAGTGACCAGGCAAATCCTGGTAGTATTGGGAGTGTTGGAAACATAAATTCTACTCAAACAATTCAAACTGCTAATTTTAATTCATCATTGATTTACAATTTACCAACTGGTATTATTACATCTCAAGGCACGGTGTATTGTGCTGGTGGAACTGGTGGACAAGGTGGTGGTGGGCCCGGTACAAACCCTGGTAATGATGGTAATGCCGGTAATAATGGTTACGCTCGTATTTATTTTTATATATGATTTATATTTATAAAATTTTCATATATTTAGACATTATACATGTTTTGGTCTAAATATATGATATGAATATGTATAATCAATCTTTGTTTATCTTCATATGAATTATTATTTTATATAAAATTGTGTTTTCAGAAAAAATTTTTTGAATACTATGTGCGACCAGGTTTGAATATATCACCATATCTCCTTGATTTAATATGACAGTTAAACCATCATCAAACATAAGTTGTCCCTCTTTATTATTATTATTTTCTAATGATGATAACATAATTTCTGCCGTAATATGATGATTCGTATTGGAATACATTTTTAATCCGTTATTTTTTGTCGTGTTATTATCATATTTCACTAGTAAAACATCAGTGATTTCAATTTTGTTTTTGTTTTCGTTATTTTGATTATTTATATTGTATGATTTATTTACTTCATCACAAACTGTTTCCAACATTGTTCTTGTAAAACTATTCAATTCACTATTTTCCATCATACAAATATAACTTTGATCATGTGGTGATGATAAGTTGGTATCATTTTTTGTTGCAATATTTATTAACCAATCACACGTATTTGGTGATAAATAATTTTTTATGTTAAAACGCTGTAAAAAACGAATATTGAAATTGGATTGATTCTTTTTTTTGAAATTGGAATTGATATTGTTAAAAGTATCGATGTTTTTTAAATTTATTTCACTTTTTGTAATTACATACCAGTTTTGAGGGACATCATTATTATATAATTCAAGAATAGGCTTCATATCTTGATGCGTATATTTTTTCATATACAATAAATTGTTTAACATATTGTAAGTGAGAAAATCATTGGTCCATGTTATTTGCTTATTCAAAGGAATAAACTCATGTGTCATTGTATTTTCTATCGCTGTTGTAATGATTCGTTTCTTATGCTCGGTTTCTGTATCAACTGAGGAGTCCCACACATTAATTAACATTGCGTTTATTTGGTTCTCGGTGTTTATATCTTTAGGAATAATAAAACCATTACAAGTGTTTCCATTAAAAACAACATGAGTATTTTCTTTTGGAAAAATGATATTTATTGTATCTTGATTTTTAAATTCCTTGTATTTATAATTGTCAACATCTATTTCAGTCATTATAAATGGTAATTCACTATCGGTTAAAAACACCATACATGATAATATCGGATACTTGACGGTTTCATTTTTCTTAAAAATAGGATATATGTTGTTGTCGGGGTTTTTTAATGTTTGGATTTCTATGGTGTTCGTTTGCGATTTGTCATGTAAATTGAGTCTCTCTATATGATAATTTATGATATTTGACACATAATTTTCAGAATAAAAATCATTTTCACTATCATTATATAACCAATAACTAATATTATTCATATTTCGGGTTTGGTCTATAAATACTATTTATTATAAATAATATTTATATTGTTTACATAATTTACATTATTATTTTTATTTTTGTTTTTATTTTTGTTTTATTATCTCGTCGTTGATTTTTCATAAATCCAACCAGTGATTATATATTTATCACTTGAAATTGGCATTAATCCACTGTGCGGAAATATCCAACTTGCTGGAAATAATACAAGTTGACCTTTTTTTGGTTTTACTTTATAATTATCCCAAAACTGAGTCTCACCTCCCTCCTCCACATCATTCAAATAATAAATATAAGTAAGAACACGGTTTCTCTGTTGGGTTGACTCAAATGACGCATCATTATGAAATACATATCTTCCTTTATTTGATTTGTATTTTTGAACCATTATTGTTTCAAAAAATAAGCCATCGAAAGATAATTCTTTAAATGTATAATATTTAATACCATCACTTTGATTTGGTTGATTAATATCTAATACTTGTGAATGATACATTTGTGTATCTAATTTAGACGCATATAATTCAATATTATTTATTAGTTCTACGATTAATGTTTGTCTTATGCGTTCCCATTTTTTATTGTCAACCTCAATATTATAATCTATTGTATCTTTTATTTTTGGTTGTATACCTCCAAATGTTGAACCTGGACCTTTTTTTTCTTCTTCTTCAAATAAATTTATAATTTCATCACATAAATCTTTTGATAGAGAATATTCATTTATATATATATATCTATCCAAGCCATACGTCATTAATTATTAATTAATAATAATATATATTTTTAAGTATTTATATTTAAATTTTTTATAATTATTAATTATAAATGTCTTTTTACCAGGTTTCTAATCCTACAAATGGTCGTAGTAGTACTTTAGCTAATACATTCGCTCCTGGTGCGGTTACAATTCCCGGATATACACAGGGGGGTGCTAGTATTACTTTTAGCCCAATTTCAAGTACGACAATTGAATCTGCAACTACTGGTTATCAATCTAGCGGAACAGATATTGGTAATTCTTTTTGCGCGAAATACAATGGTTATGCCGGACCAACGACTGGATCTATTCCTGTTTCTAATTATTCATCGTGTACTATTGTTATGATTGGCGGAGGCGGAGGTGGGGGAGGTTCAACAACTGCGCTTAGTCCAGCTTCGCCTACAACTGCAGGAAGTGGAGGAGATGGAGGTATAACTATTATAAGAAATATACCTCTTTCTTCTGCTACTACTATATCTTATACTGTTGGGTCAGCTGGGACTGGTGGTGGAGGTTCTAATAACATTGTTCCTCGTCGTGCTGCAACAGTAGGAAATGCTGGTAATGCCACAACTGTTAATGTTTCTGGTACGACATATTCAGCAAATGGAGGGAGTGGGGGTCCTACTCAATCGCCCGCTTCAGGAAACGGATCCAATGGAACCATAACTCCTACTACACAAAATTTTACAACTGCTACTTTGAACGGAGCACTTACTTATAACGCTACCAATCGTGTTATTAATTTTTCATCGACTAATTATGGTCAAGGGGGAGCTGGAGGAGGCTCAGGTAGTTCGTTAGTTGGAGGCGCTGGAACAGCGGGTACAGCCGGTTATCTTCGTATATATTTATATCCATAAATAGATATATATGATTGATAATAAAATATATATCTAAAAAAACTGGTTGAACAAATGTTAATATTTTTAAGTATTTATATTTAAATTTTTTATATCTTTTCATTATAAATATAATGAGTTCTTTTACTGTTACTAATAGTACAAATGGAAATTCAAATACTTTACCTACTACACTTTCACCAGGTGGCACTATTCCTCTTACTGGATATACAGAGCAAGGTTCTAGTATTACTTACACTTCACTTGTAAATCCAACAATTGAATCTTGTACTACTGATTATCTACAAAGCGGAACAGATATTGGTAACCAATATTGTGTGACTATTTCGTCTCAAATTATTAGTAATCCAACTAGTAGTCCGGCGGGGCCAGCGCCAGAGGGAATCCAAAGCGGAACTATTCCTGTGAGTAATTATTCGAGTTGTAGTATCATCATGTGTGGCGGAGGAGGGGGAGGAGGTGGTGCGGGTGGTTCATCTTTTCCAGGGATATCACCTGGATCAACACCTGGAACATTCGCTGGGGGAGCTGGTGGTGCTGGTGGTGATGGCGCATTGGTAATTATTAATCGATATCCACTTTCTGATATTAATACAATATCCTACTCAGTTCCCAGAGTAGTAAATGGAGGATTAGGTGGAAATAACGGTTTTCCTGGTCCAGGTAATGCCGGTCAAAATGGACAACCTGGTGGTGCTTGTATTATAACATTTAGTGATGGTAACTCAATTACAACAAATGGAGGAAGTGGTGGGAATAGAGGTACTGGTGGGAATAGATCAAACCGCACCCCAGGTACTGCTGGCACAAGTGGCACAAATGGGAATATTGTATCTACTATCACATATACACCTTATCCCGCACCAACAAGTACGAATTTTGTTAATTTAATTTATAATGACACAAATGACGTCATACAAGTTAGTTCACCTGCGACGGTGTGTTGTCAGGGTGGCGCAGGTGGAAACACTACTACAATTGGAACTCCTGCTGCTAACGCCGGGGGAGGAGGTAGAGCGGTTTTTGTTCGTATTTATTTATATCCATAAAATCAATATCTAAAAAAACTGGTTGAAAAATTTTGTTACACCTTTTGCTTTATTGTTTTTTCGCGACTTCTTATTATTTACTTTTTTTTGTTTATTCGCTTTATTGGCTTCTTTCGCTTCTTTCGCTTTATTGGCTTTACGCGTTTTATTTGTTGTGCCATGATGTGTGAAATGGTATGGCGTCATTAGTTTTTTTCTTAAAGCAAATAAATCTTCCAATTCATCGTAATTTTTTTTAGTGTTAGTGTTAGTTTTAATTTTAGATTTAGATTTATTTAGAATATTTTGTTTAGGAAATGATGATTCAAAAATTGCGAAATCATGTGCTAATCTTTGGTCTAACGATTGATTTACTGTTGGCATTTTTAATATATTTTCCAAATCGTTCTTCTTTAGCTTGACTTGGTATTTATTTTTCTTGCCGTTTTTATTTATATTGACATTCATTTTTCCTTGATTGTTTTTATAATCTGCGTCCCATTCTATTATATTCATTGTGGGTTTTGAATTTGAACCATCATTCGTTATACTTTGTTGAAAACCTGTGCTGTAAATGATTGCCATTTGTTGTTTTGTTGGTATATATTATATAAATATAATAATATTTTTATTTTTGGAGTTTAGGGTTTAAAATTCAAAAATAAAATATTTCTTTTCATTATATTCATTCTATTATGGATTTTATTCGTATTGATGAACATATTCATAATGTTGATGATGACGATTCTGAACAAGTAGAAGATATTGGGTTCATTGAGAATAATAAACTTTATAATTCTAGGTTTCATAATAATAATACACAAACACAAAATATACAAAATAAACGCGTTTACCCTAGTGCTCAAAAAATATTGCCTGGTAATGGTTTTGCGGATGATAATAAAAAAGTGAGTAAAAAGGTCACCTATGATGATATATTATCGTCTCTAAATATGAAAGTTATCAATGGAAAACTACAAATTGTGCGAGGTGACGCCGAAGTTGTTCCACCACCGCAAAAAAAGCAACTCATCAATAATCGTCAGAAATTTAATGAGAATGTAAATGTGAATGCGTATTCAAAACAAAATGAGTTTTATAATAAGTTTTTACAGGCGCAAGGACAGACGCAAGCACCAATTGGCGCGGAGATCTTAACGCCCGAAGAAAAAAAACGTCTATTGATGATACAATACATAAAGCATCAACAAGAGCGACAGCATATATCGCGTGTCAAATCCCGAAAAATGAATTTTGTTTAGGACCAAGAACAATACTCCCGTCTAAACAATACTCCCGTCTAAACAATACTCCCGTCTAAACAATAGGGAATGATGGTTGTGCCGCAATACCACAAATACCAATGTCATTTGTGCTATCGCTTCTTTGAATCTTCACGTAACCCTCGTCTCCCCAAGTGGATGACCAAGAATTCTTGACCAACCAATAATCGACGTGGGTTTCTGAGTCAGTACCATATCCAACAATTAGCACACCGTGATCCAAATCAGTGCCACAGGTTGAACTGGTAATGACACCACTCGAATAAGATTGGAATATTCTTTGGTCCGCCTCAATCGCAATCGAAACGGGTCCAAAAGAAACCGCCTCTTTTAACGCAAGTTGATTATTTGCTGGGACGTCCGCACAGTCTGTGATGGTTACCTCTGGGTCACAGGTGGATTGGCATGATCCGGATGACCCTGCGGATGCTGTATAAGGATAATCAGATTCAACGCACATACTATTGTCAATTGCGTATTGAAAAGCATTGTCCATGAGTCCGCCATTACAGCCCAAATTGCCGTATCTCTTTGAGCAATCCACCAATTGTTCCTCTGATAAACTCACAAGATTTCCAGTATGGATTGACCATGCGCCTTCCATGGCACCAGTTGCTGAAAAAGACCAGCATGAACCGCATTGTCCTTGGTCTTTTACGGGGGTGACTGCGCCTGAAGTACGCCAGTCAATCGATGATGGGACCTTTATTTGTTGGTAACTATATTGAGAACATTTGGATTTTCCTCTTAAAGTTTGTGTTTGTGAATTTGTGCCAATGAAACCGCTGTGAATGACGTCTTTTTCGAATTCGGTGGAGGTTAAATCAGTAAATTGATTGATACCCATAGTATAATTTTCCTTTTTTTCTAAATTATGTTGAAAAATAGTGATTACGTTTTCCTTGAATATTTCAAATCGTTGTTGTAATTCGGTTTCGGAGGGGTAGATTTTCTTGAAACGCGCTTGAAATGAAACAAAAGATTTCCAGAAATCAATATTGTCGATATTTTCGTCAAGTGTGGAAGATGACGAAAATACAATAGGACTAGAGGTCATGGTCATTAATAAAGAACCAAGCAAAAAAAGTTGTAAAATAATTTGCATTATTTTGTATATAAGGTAAATATAAAAATCTTTTTATTA